ACACTTACAAAGAAACCACGCAAAGGTAGACGCGTTGATGGTACAAAATATTTAATGCAATACCGATGGCGATGTACATTTAGAGACGCGTATTACGTGTGTCTATTACTGTGGCCCTTCGCCCACACAAAATTAGAAAAAATACAACAAGTCATAGATCATTACTCGGATGAGAAAACTAAGAACGTAATTAACTTAGATGACTGGAGAAGAAAGGCGGCCCTATGAAATTTAACTATATTACGACACCCGACGTTGCTAGAGTAGAAGTAGATGGAATGCGAAGGTATCGATGGGGAGAGAAGCTTCCTTCTGTTACGACTATCCTATCCGCAGTTCCTGACCAATCGAAGTCAATAGCCCTTGCGAGATGGCGTGAACGCGTCGGAGAAGAGGAGGCCGAACGTATTAAGAATACTGCGGCTGTACGAGGTACAATTATGCATAGGATTCTTGAAGGTGAGATGACAGGTCAACGTCATGCGGATCTGACAACGTTAGGTCAAGAAGCAGGCATCCTGGCTCAGGCCATCATTGATCATGGATTCTTAAAAAATTTGAATGAGGTTTGGGGGAATGAGATAATGTTAGCTTACGAAGGACTATACGCTGGCACAGCCGATGTTGTAGGAGTCTATAAAAATCAAGAATGTATAATTGATTTCAAACAATCTAATAACCCTAAGAAAAAGTCTCAATGTGAGGATTACTTTAACCAAGCGGCGGCTTATGCGATGGCCCATAACGATATGTATGGTACGACTATTAATGCTGGGCTAGTGTTGGTTAGTGTAATGGGTGGAGAGATACAAGAATTCTGGCTAAAACCTGACGAATTTAAGGCGAGATGCCACAATTGGTTAAGAAAAGTAGATACTTACTGGAGATATCACGTACCAAGCTCCAAGCCCCAGGCACCAAGGGCCAGCGATGTATTGAGACCAGGCGACTTTGAGGAGTTTGAATGTCCAAGCTTCTGAGGCGTCCCATAGTATATTTTCAAATCTTTTTTAAAAAAATAAAAATAAAAAAGATAAACATACCGGATCATTGTCTCAATGGCTTAAAAGTGTTGGTATGTCTAGCTAATGTACTGCCTCAAAGGTGTCTCAAAGGTGTCTCAAGGTGTCTCAAAATCCCAACGCGAGAGGATTCTTTTTGCCTTTTGCAAAAAGCAAAAATCCTGTAGAAAAACACTATGGTAGCCAAGAAATCAAAATACAAATCAATAGTCATCAAGAAGAAGCGATACTATTTCTATAAAATTACATGGGTCGATCCGACGGGAGATTCTGGGCACGCGACAGCTCATGACTCGTTAGGATTAACTCCTTCCATTATGATTACACACGCTTATTTGTTTGATCAAAATAAGAAAAACATTTGGACCTTTGCTACGTTTGAAGAGAATGATGAGTTGTTTTCGGATAGGAATGTTTTCCCAAAAGGATGTTTAATTAAAATGGAAAAAGTTTTAGTGTGATTTCTTTGATAACAGCTCTGGTCTTTGTTTTACTTTCTCTTTCAATTCTTCTTCACTCACCCCATCTAGAATCGGAGAGTAGTCGTCGATTATTTTTTTCATTCGCTGTTCTAGTTCTTCTGTTGTTAGGTCTTCTAACTTACCAGTACGTATTATCTTCTGTTCGATATATAGACCCGCTGCCTTTCCGCGTGCTACTTCAGCATTAACAGCTGCAGACCATGCTCCTTTTTTAAGAGCTTCCTGTCTTATCTTAGCAAGTTCACCAATGTGTTTATCATAAGTGACTTCATATTTCTTTTGCCATTCTTCTCTTAAAGCTCCGATGTATTGTACTACAAGCGGGTATAGGGTTGGATTCTGTAATTTGCTGGCGTACTGTCTGGCAGAGTCTTTACTAAAACCTGCATCGATAGCACACTCAGTCGCTGTCTTTCTACCTTCATTGGTAACAAGTTCGTAAGCAAATCTCATCTGTTGCTCTGTTAATTTCTTTGGTAGTCCCATTATAATTTTCTTTTCAATTCTTTTAAATACTCTTCGTTTTCTCTGTCTTGCTGTGATGGTCTGTTTAAAACATAATAAGTAATAGCGGCTCCGATGAATAAACACCCCATACTGTAAGCAAACATACCTAATCCATAACCAACTGTCATACTTGATATATAGTACAACTTAGTCTATAAATCAATCTATGTTTACTGGAAAGATGTTAAAGCAAGTTACTGATAAATTCATGACAGCTGAAGCTTCGAAAGAAGCTAGAGTCCAAGTCCTACTTCCAAATGGAGATTTTATGGACATTGATGGTATGAAACTCTTGCAAAATAAATTAATAGGAGTAAGAGAATCTCATCGTTTAGTCTTTACAATACGTCCCGAACAATGGAAAATGGGAAAGGTCATTAAGAAGTTGTAGTAGTGAAACCTGAACGTAAATTTTGGCATGAGATTAAAACGTTCGTTACTAAAAATAATTGCAAATTATCATTTACACGCTTGGAAAATAGCGCTGCATGGGGGACTCCTGATCTACTGGGGTATAATAGTTTTGGTAACTTTTTCACTGTAGAATTAAAAGTAACTAGAGGAAACGCAATACGCTTTTCTCCACATCAATATTCATTTCATTTAGTACATCCGGATAATACATTTATCATGGTTAAGGCCCTCTCCCTTAACCAAGTAAAACTTTTTGAGGGAAGGTATATCAAGGAGCTTGGCGCTTGCGGCTTGAAGCTTGACCCTCGCAGCTCGGGGCTTGACGCTTGCTGCTTGACACTTTCACAGCTTGGGGCTTGACCCCTGAATCAGGATCCGCTTGTTCCTTAGGCGTACGCGCCTGTCCGTCCGTCGACGTGTCATCGGCGCTAATAGCCTTCTTCACAAGTGAAGATGGTGAGGCGTGCAGCTTGTAACCTGCAGCCTTTAATTCTTTTAATCTCTTAGGAGTCCAATAAAACATTAATGTTTCCAGTAACTGATATTGTTTATATCACGATTCCAGCACTGTCGACAGCTGCCGCATTCATTGTTTTGTTTTGGTGCCGGGCAGCTCATAGAAGTTGCACCAAACCAGGGCTGGTCCTTGTCAATCACAGTGGAAGCCCAGGGCCAGAAAGAGACTGGGCCCTGGTTGATCATATGAGATGACATTCTAATTATTAAATTCTCTGGAACCTCTTCAGGTTTAACCTGCTTGAGGTATTGAGCTTCACGGGTCGGCATCCAGTGCTTCGTGTCTGGCGTCGCTCTGCATACTTCAAAAATATTATTTAAATGTTTCATTGATTGGATGTCCCCGCTGTCATGCCATCTAAACCATTTATGTGGCTTAATTAAGACAATCATTGCTTCCACCCATCGCGGGTCTTCCAGAGCTTGCAGCCTACGGCTTAATGCGTCCTTAACGTTTTTAAATCTATATCTACCCTTCATTGCATAACAGCCAGCGCATACGCTGCCCTTCACAGCCTGAAGCTTGACCCCTGTCTGGCACTTCCAAGCCGGCAGGTTGTGAGCTGGTCCTGGCATCTTCGATGGCTTAGACAGTCCACCTGTAATTGCTGTTGCTTCTTTTTTTAACATAATAAATTTCTCCTTTATAATCCTATACTACCAGACAGCTTGCAGCTTGTCAAGCTTGCCGCCTGACGCTTGCGACTTGACCAGGAAGCGGCCGTTCTAAGCGGCGCGCTAACTAGTGTTGTCACCTGATCTGGGATCAGCAACGCTTTATGATACACGAGCCCGCGCGCATATGCTGGCGGTGTATCCACATTACTGATCCCAGAGCCAGCAGGTCCCAGGGTCCGATTTTCTACTGGCTCAGGGATCAGGCCAGAGTACACGCTAGCAAACTCTAGGCATTGATCCTGGGCAGTTATTATCATGGCTCATACCCAGGAGCCTTTGAGGGGGCATGGCTTTAATTCCAAGTTCCCCCTCAAATTTTATTTATGCTGATTTTTTTAAAACCAGCGGATCGTCATATTTCACCATAGTGTAAGATGTATTTTCATCTGTACCCTCCAGCAAAATGTAGGCGTCCATTTTTTGTAAAGCTTTCGTACTGTCTAAATCTTGCGCTACAACTCTATAGCTATCTTCACAGTGGTCATACTTTATTTTTTTAATTATTAAATACATACCAGAATATAACATAGGATAAGCTAGGAGTCAAATATTTTTTTAAAAAAAAGTAAAATAATTTTCTTGACATATCCTAATTTATCCTATACACTTGGACGGTGGCTGGGGATGGTGGTTAGTATACATTATAAAAAACTCCACATTAGAATGATTCTAAACTGGACCATACACGCATAGGTTGTGCCGAAAATAGTATTTGACATTATTTCTCATATAGGATATGTTGGGATATATGCAACACAAAGGAGTACAAATGAAAGAAAAAAGACTAACACTAAATAGTGATAAAAGAAAATCTATTGCAGATGTATTTCAATCTCATTGGGAAAGAGAAGATAATCCCAAAGTTGAGGCATGGAATAAAGCAATAGAAACTTACAATACTGTACGACCTATTATGAAAGAATATGTTGAAGATATTGTAAGACAACATCAACCCCAAGAAGATATTGATACTGTTAGAAGAATGAATAACAAGTATGGCAATAGTGGTGGGGAATTGTTTGAAGATAATTGTTTTTATTTTCAACACCCAATTATAAAAGTTGATGATAATGGCAAAGAGTATGAGAGTGATAATGAGATACACTTAAAATTTGGATTAAGTGATTTAGATAAAAGCTTTGGTTATTCTTATTATCGTAAAGAGTTAAAAGCTAAAGGTCTTGACGCAGATTATAATTTGCGAATTGAGAACGATTACTCAAAAAGAAATCCAAAATATTACACAACCGAAAGTGATGTTAATTCTTTTTTAGGTTATCGTAATAGTTCAAATGAAGATAAGAGTGTGATTAAACCTACTGCTGAATGGGATAGCGATTTTAAATTGTGGGTTATTGGAACATCTTATTGTCATTCAAGACAGTTCAAAGTAAATGAAGAACAATATAAATTTCTTTCTACTTATAACAATGCAGTAGAGAAAGTTATTCAATGTCATTCTGATTTATTTTCTTATGTAGAAAATAAGATGAAAAAACTTCGTTTAGGTTTGAAATCATACAGATACTACGACCAAGCTAAATCACTTGCAGATAAACTTGGAGTAGCTTTAAATGAGAGTATCTTAAATGAAAGTAGTTCAATGGCACTTTCTATTTATAGCCCTGAAAATTTGGCTAGTTTATTGGAAGATAAAGTTGAAATGACTAGAGAACAGAAAATTGCTATGTTTAGAAATAATCAGCAACAATCTGTAAATTAACTATTGACATGGTATCCTATTTAATATAGGATACCATTATGAAAGAAAGAGAGGTTAATATGTTTTACATAACATACTATTCAAACAAAGATAAAAAACACATAACTAGACGAGGCAAACATGATGACAAGTCTAGATTTGGTACAAACAAAAAAGGTGGCGCTTACTATGTCTATTATGACATGGACGCACACGGTTATAGGACTGCGTCAAAATCTTGGAAAGTGAGGCACTAATGGATTATAATTTAATTATGTATATTGGTGTAGGATTAATGGTAGGAGGCTTTGGACTGTTTATATTTTCTGAAATGAAGATAAGAGAAATTGACAGAAAGATAGCCGAGAATCAAAGATTCATTGACGCAATAATGAGGGTAAAGAAATGAGAAGTTCAACCCAATTTGATTATGATGAAATAAAAAAAGCTTGGCATAAATACTGTAATGAAGATTTAGAAACTTTTCATTATGGTTTTTATGTTGAGTTACAAAAAATAAATAATGAGAGGGATACAACAAATGAGTGACTTTAATTGGTGTCATGGACCGGAGTGCCATGAAAGAAAAACACAGGACAGAATAAGAGGTGTTAAAGGTCATAAGGTTTTAAGGACCAAGAAAGTTAAGACAAGTAATGGTCGCAGTATGTATGGTAATGGAGGAGTTGGCATATGGGATTACTTCTGTAATCATCAATGTTTAATGGATTACATGGCTAAACATACACAAGCTGTAGTTAATATTGCGCCAAGGACCGAGTGTCAAGAAACCCCAATAACAGACCCCAAGAAAGAAACAGTTCAAAGTAACTGGGGTAATTATTCTTATACTAATACTACCTTTGATATTATAGGGGTTGACAATGCTTGATTTATCCTATATGATATGGGATATGAAAACAGAAGAAAGAAGAAACAGATTCACAGGGGAACGAGAGTTCCTAACTGTGGAAGAAGCAGACATACATGACAAGGTATTTTATCACGAGGCATTAGAGCAATGGGATAAAATGCAGAAGTGCATTGATAAGTTTAGTAGGTTAAATCCTAAAGCTTATATGACTTTATTAGATTAATAGTTGTATGCAGTAAATGCATCAATCACAGGTTGTGCGCCGGGATACACAGACAACCGGCGCGCAGCCATAGAGGTACCAGACCCGATCCGGGTTTTGAAATTTTCCATAAAAAGGTTTTTTATTTTATATAAAAGGGGTCCCAGACCGAAGACTTTATGCTGTGTTTCGTAAATAAGTATGCTATAAATACTTTGCAAGGTTTCAAAATTAATCCTCAAAAATTTTGCAGAAAATTTTTTTGAAATGAAAATAGATAAAGAAAAACTAAAAAACATAGATAAGCTCCCTGCTGATGTAAGACGTGAGCTGGCTTTGCTTATGAATAAACATGATCAGAAGAAAAAAGAATCTGAGATTAGATCTAACTTTTTGTCCTTTGTAAAACATGTCTGGCCAGACTTTATCGAAGGTAAACACCATAAAGAAATTGCAGATAAGTTTAATAAACTAGCTGCAGGTAAGATTAAAAGATTAATTATTAATATGCCACCTAGACATACCAAATCAGAATTTGGTTCGTACTTACTCCCTGCTTGGATGGTAGGTAAGAATCCTAAACTAAAAATTATTCAATCTACAAACACTACTGAGTTATCAGTTAGGTTTGGACGTAAAGCAAAACAACTCATGGATTCACCAGAATACAAAGAAGTATTTCAAACTAGATTAAAAGAAGATAGTCAAGCCGCAGGTAAATGGGAAACCCAACAAGGCGGTGAGTATTATGCAGCGGGTGTAGGATCGGCAATTACAGGACGGGGTGCAGATTTGTTAATCATTGATGACCCACACACTGAACAAGATGCTTTGAACTCACAAGCTTTAGATAGAACATTCGAATGGTATACATCCGGTCCTAGACAACGTTTGCAACCTGGCGGATCCATTTTGTTAATCATGACAAGATGGAATGAAAAAGATTTAACTGGTAAATTAATTTCTGCACAGAAAGAACCTAAAGCAGATCAATGGGAAGTAATTGAGTTTCCTGCTATCATGCCATCAGGTAAACCCGTGTGGCCTGAATACTGGAGCAAGAAAGATTTAGAAGGTGTAAAAGCTTCTATACCTGGAAGTAAATGGAACGCTCAATACATGCAGAGTCCTACTTCAGAAGAAGGAGCTTTAATCAAAAGAGAATGGTGGCGTGATTGGGAACACGAAGAGATGCCAATCCTAGAGCACGTTATACAATCTTATGATACAGCATTCATGAAAAAAACAACTGCTGACTTCTCTGCTATTACAACGTGGGGAGTTTTCAGACCTTCTGAAGATGAGCCACCTAATTTAATTTTAGTAGATGCATTTAAGGAACGAGTAGAATTTCCTGAGTTGCGTAGGATCGCGCTTGAACAATACGGCTACTGGAACCCAGAAACAGTTATAATCGAGAGTAAGGCATCAGGATTACCATTAACTTATGAGTTGCGTAAGATGGGTATTCCTGTTATAAATTTTACACCTAGTAAAGGCAACGATAAGCACACTAGGGTTAACTCGGTATCACCTCTGTTTGAGAGTGGCCGAATATGGGCGCCCAAAGAAATGGAGTTTGCACAGGAAGTTATTGAAGAATGTGCAGCTTTCCCATTCGGCGATCATGATGACTTGGTAGATAGTATGACCCAAGCTGTTATGAGGTTTAGACAAGGTGGGTTAGTAGATCATCCTGAAGATTATAAGGATGAAAAACTACCTAAAAAACAAAAGGAGTATTATTAATGGAATTTGAAACTTACGCAGACGTAATTGATTCTTACAATTCTGGTGTAGGAGTTGAGGCAGGAGAATCCTTGACGGACTACATAAAAAGGAATAACATACAAATCAAAGAAATCAGCATGGATCCACTAGGCGATTTCGAAAACATTTTAAAAGGAAGCGCACCTATGGAAAAAGAAGGTATTGAGAGCATTGAAATGGCATCTACAAGCGGCAGCGGTATAGATCCTAATATTAGAATTCAAGACGTTGTAATCGAATTTATTAAAAAATATAATAGAAAACCATCTAGCTTAGATGAGTTAAAAGAATTTTATTTTAAAGAAATGTCATCATCTGATGGAGCTGACTCTAACAGCAGCAATGCTTCACTAGCATCATACAATCCAGGCGATTACGATCAAGACGATATTGATGCTTACGAAAATTACAAATACAATATGAACGAACAAAAACCAGGATTTCCAGTTATGGAGATTGACGAGTTTTTAAGAATGGAGAGATCCAGCATCGCTACTGGAGGACTAGCCGGCGTATTAGGAGTTTAACGTGAAGATCGCTGACTACGGTAAAGCGATGTCTTCGTATATCGAAGCTCCAACAAGATTTGAAAAAAATCTTTCCAAAAAAATTTCAGAACAAGAATCAGACAGACTTCAACTTGCTGAAGGTTCTGATGACCAACCTTTAGTCCCAGCAAAGAAACCTAAACAATTAAAAGATTTATACGAGAGAATAGATAGAGCTGTTCTAGCTATCAGCAGTAATACACTAGCACCTGAATATCTTTTACCTGATTTAGAAAAGATAACACAAGAATATATTGGTGATGGTTTAATCTCTGGAGAAGACGCAAGAAAATTTGCAATCGAAAGAAAAAAATTTTATGACGCTTTCATACAACAGAATGCGGGCGGCACTCTTCCTACATTTGATTTTGATAACGAAGGTAACGAGATAGAAGTTAGTGACGAAGAAATTATAAAACGAATTAATAAAAGTCGTGGAGGACGTATAGGTTTTTACAAAGGAGAGTTAGTTACTGATGGACCTAATACAGGTAAATACAAAGTTAAGTTTGCTAATAAAGGTACTAGTCCTAATTACCCTGATGAATTTATTGGAACTCAATACTATGATTCAGAAACAGCTGCCAACCAAGCTATAACAGATAGAAAAGAATTTTCTAAAAAGAATATAGCAGTTAGAGATAAGAAAAATATTGAAATGGGTAAAGTTAAAAAATCTGATTACAAAAAAATTATAGATAGCTTTATTGAAGAAGGAGATTATAAAAATTTTAAAACTCAACTATATGAATCTCAAATGGTAGAATTACCATCAGGTAAATCTAGAAGAACTAGTGGTGGTAGAGTTCCGGCACACATCTTAAAATTTATTAGAGATAGACTTGATGCAGGACCTGGCTCAAAAGGATTTGCAGAGTTAATGGAAATAACAGGTAGAAGCGAAGCAGAGTTACTTGATTTTAAAAGCAAGATTCCAGAAAAAGGATATATATCAATTAAAGACAGATCTAAGACTGCAATAGAAACTTCTGGCGTAAGAAAATCAGAAGAAGAAAAATTAGAGACTGAACAAAAAGCAAAAAAGAAAAGAATTGAATCAGAACTTCCTGGTAAAAAATATGCTAGTGAAGCAGAGTTAAAAAGATTTAACGTAGTAAACGAACAAAAGAAATTATTAAATAAATTCTTTAAAGAAAACCCTAAAGCTTTACTTAATACACCGTTTGGTAAAAAAATAAAAGAGTTAATGGATATAAGAATTGATGGCGACGGTAATTTCTTTAACAACGTAAGACCAGATGAGTATTACATTAAAAAAGCAAACGATGGAATTTTTGATATATTTGATATTAACAAAATATCTAAAGGTCAGATAAATACTAAATTTACTAGCAACTTAAATATTTTACCTGGGCAATTCAACCAAGCTTTTATCGAAGGACAAGTTAATAAATATTTTAAAAAAGGTGGAAAGTTACACGGCAATGAAACAAAACTTGCTAACATAAGTAAATATTTAGAAAAAATTGGAGTTACAGTTGATATCGAAAACGTTGGAAGAATAGGTGGAGGAAATAAAGTATTCTTTGATAGTAAAACAAATTCATATCCACATATAACTAACACTCTTAAAAAAATGGATATACCTAATGAATTGTTAAGTACAAGTATAGCACCTGAAAAAGGATTAGTAGATCTGTTTCCTAAGATTACTAAATATGGTGGTAAAGCTATAAAGGCAGCAAGTAAAGTTATTAAACCATTAAGTATTGCTGTAGGACCCTATGCAGTTATGTCTGCGCAGGACCAAGCAAAAGCAGAAGGTATGGATTTATCTCTTCTGGATAAAGGAATGGCTTTTTTCATGGGGGATGCACAAGCAGCTATTGATATGAATAAAATGAGAAACGATCCAGAATATGCTGCTGAAGTAAGAGCGGCAAATTTAGCTAGACCTTTAGATGAAGGGACTTATGAAGCAATAGAAGAAATAACTATGGATAAACCTATAAAAGAAGATAAACAAACATTCGGGAAATATAATGATCAAATCAAAAACATCAAATTACCCTAAGACCTGGCTCCTGCCGCCTGAATCAGGACCCACGCCTCAGGGCTTGAATATTAACTATAATACTGTTAAAACAGTAAAATTGGAGAAAACAAATGGCAGACAAAATGGACAAGGCCTTAACACAAGAGCCAAGAACAAAACTTGATATTCCCGGAGAAGAAGAAATAGCAGAAGCTCAAGAAGTTGCTGTTGAAGCACAACAGACAGCTAAAGGTCCGGTAGAAGTAAATGAAGAAGAAGACGGATCAGTAACAGTTGACTTCGATCCAAATGCAGTATCACCAGAAGGTGGCGATGAGCATTACGCAAACTTAGCAGAATTTTTAGAAGATCACATCCTAGACGAATTAGGAAGTGACTTATCAGGTAAATACATGGACTATAGTATGTCCAGAAAAGATTGGGAAAAAACTTATACAACAGGTTTAGATCTTTTAGGTTTCAAATACGATATGAGAACCGAACCATTTCAAGGAGCTTCAGGTGCAACCCATCCAGTTTTAGCAGAAGCTGTTACACAGTTTCAAGCTTTAGCTTACAAAGAATTATTACCAGCAGACGGACCGGTAAGAACACAGGTAGTTGGTAATCCAACTCCTGAAAAACAAAGTCAGTCTCAGCGTGTCAAAGATTATATGAACTACGAGCTCATGGAAAAAATGCATGACTATGAGCCCGACTTCGATTCAATGTTGTTTTATCTGCCATTGGCAGGTTCAACATTTAAGAAAGTTTATTACGATGAACTTTCTGGTAAAGCTACATCGAAGTTCGTTCCAGCGGATGATTTGATTGTTCCCTATTCGGCTACCTCATTAGACGATGCGGAAGCAATCATCCACCGGATTAAAATTTCTAAAAACGAATTAAGAAAACAACAAGTTGCAGGATTCTATAGAGATATAGAATTAGGTACACCTGGCTATCAAGAAAATGAAGTTGAGAAAAAAGAAAGAGAACTAGAAGGCCAAAGAAAATCTAAAGATGATGACATCTATACAATTTTAGAATGTCATGTTGATTTAGACCTAGAAGGTTTTGAAGACTCTGATCAAGAAACAGGTGAGCCATCTGGAATTAAAATTCCTTACATTGTAACTGTTGAAGAAGCTACAAGAAAAGTTTTATCTATTAAAAGAAATTATGAAATTGGAGATCCAAATAAAACTAAGATCCAATATTTTGTCCACTTTAAATTTTTACCGGGACTAGGATTTTATGGCTTTGGTCTCATCCATATGATTGGTGGTCTGTCTAGAACTGCAACGTCAGCTCTTCGTCAATTATTGGATGCGGGTACGCTCTCCAACCTACCCGCAGGATTTAAAATGCGTGGCATCAGAATTAGAGATGACGCGCAATCTATTCAACCTGGTGAGTTTAGAGATGTAGACGCTCCTGGTGGTAACTTAAAAGATTCGTTTATGATGTTACCATTTAAAGAACCTTCTCAAACGTTATTACAATTAATGGGTATTGTTGTTCAAGCTGGTCAAAGATTTGCATCTATTGCAGACATGCAAGTAGGTGATGGTAATCAACAAGCAGCAGTTGGTACAACAGTTGCATTACTAGAACGTGGATCAAGAGTTATGTCAGCGATTCACAAAAGAATTTATTCTTCATTAAAACAAGAATTTAAATTATTAGCACGTGTTTTCAAATTATATCTACCACCGGAATATCCGTATGATGTAGTTGGGGGTCAGAGAATGATCAAGCAACAAGATTTTGATGATCGGGTAGATATACTGCCAGTTGCCGACCCTAACATCTTTTCACAAACTCAGCGTATTTCCCTCGCGCAAACAGAGTTGCAACTGGCAACCTCTAATCCACAGATGCATAATCTGTATCAAGCATATAGAAATATGTATGAAGCGTTAGGTGTAAAAGATATTGATATGGTTTTAAAAAAACCAGAGCAACCTACACCGTTAGATCCAAGTTTAGAAAATATTATGGCTTTAGGTGGTAAACCTTTTCAAGCTTTTCCTGGACAAGATCATAGAGCACACATTACTTCGCATTTAAATTTTATGGGAACTAATATTGCTAGAAATAATCCAATGGTTATGGGTGCAATGGAGAAAAATATTTTTGAACATATAAGTTTAATGGCGCAAGAACAAATTGAATTAGAATTTAGAGAAGAATTACCACAATTACAACAGATGCAACAGATGGCACAGCAAAATCCACAGATGCAAATGCAGGCACAGGAGCTACAACAAAAGATTGAAGCAAGAAAAGCTGTGTTGATTGCTGAAATGATGGGTGAATTCTTGAAAGAAGAGAAGTCTATCACTTCACAATTTGATAATGACCCTATTGCGAAGCTTAGAGCAAGAGAATTAGACCTTAGAGCTATGGATAACGAGCGTAAAAAACGAGAAGGACAAGAAAAAATCAATCTCGATCGTATGAAAGCGATGATGAACCAGAGAGAACACGATGAAAAACTGGATCAGAACGCAAAACTAGCACAACTAAGGGCTGATACATCAATTGAAAAAACAATATTAGGTAAATCTATTCCAAATGTGGATAAAATGATGCCAAGTGTTGAAATTGAAAAATATGAAGGAGAAAACAGATGATGAAAAAGAAAAAAATGGTAAAGAAAAAGAAAAAATCTTTCCCTGACGTGTCAGGTGACGGAAAAATAACAAAAAAAGACATCTTGATGGCTAGAGGTGTTATTAAAAAACAAAAAGGGAAAAAATAATGACTAGAGCGTTTAGAAGTGGACCTAGACCTAGAGTAACCAAGGCGATGATTGAAGATCAGAAAAAAGCTAAAATAAAAAGAGCTTTTAGATCTGATGACGCTTACAAAGTAGAGGCTAAAAAAGGTGGATTTATCCAAAAAGCGATAAAAAAACCAGGATCACTAAGAAAATCTTTAGGAATTAAAAAAGGTAAGACAATTCCTAAGTCAAAGTTAAGAGCAGCAGCTAAGAAACCAGGAAAACTTGGACAAAGAGCTAGATTTGCTATAACATTAGGTAAGTTAAGAAAAAAATAGGAGGATAAATGGCTGACAAAGTAAATGTGAACAAAGCATTGGACATCAATAAAGATGGCTACTCAAATGGTGGTATCGATATTGAAACTCCAGGTCAAAACTTGGAGAGAGATCCTAGAACTAAAACTTTAGCTAATGGTATGCAACCAAACGTTATACCAACAGGTGATGAAGTTGAAGTTAGAGGAACTAAAAGAATGCTGAAGTCAAAGAGTAAAAAAGCTACTTGGTATTAATATGTGGTTATCGGCAATAAAATTAGCCGTCTCTGCTGGAAGTAAAATTTATGCTAACAAGCAGAAGACGAAGATGGCAATGTCTGATGCACAGCTTATGCATGCTACTCGTATGGCCCAAGGTGAGGAAGCTTACCAGGGAAAACTCCTAGAAGCCCGTCAATCGGATTGGAAGGACGAGGCAGTTTTGATAATTTTAAGTTTGCCCGTGTTGGTGCTGGCCTGGGCAGTCGTATCGGATGA